AGCTATAAAAGATGGATATGATGTAGAATATACATCTTGGTGGTAATATGAGAAAAATATCAAATGATAATAAAATCTTACAATATGTACATTGTAAAATGTGTTTAACAAGTAAACCATTAGGAGTTTCAATGTCCGAATGGGGTGGATATGAAGTTGGATGGACTAAACTTGGATTACAAGTTTGGTGTAAAAAACATAATGCAAATATGTTGCATATTGATTTTGAAAAACAACAACATCCAGCTAATTTAACTTGTAAGCCATCACAAAAGGAAATTCATTAATATGAAATTAATAAAATTATTACAAATTCAAAGCGTAATAGAAGGAAGAACTATACCTTCTGATATGCAAAAACAATGTAATCAAACATACTTCTCCGAATCAAAAGCAGAACATATACCGATTGGTGATATGGATCTGATACATTTTATTCGTGCTTTTAATAAGAAAGAACGAACATATAAAAATAATTATACTGAAAGTTTATTAAAAGTATTACGACAATTAGAAGTAAAAGGAATATAAATAAAATGAAATGGATTATCAATTATTCAAGCTACTTCTTGAAATGTCATATGTTGACACTTTTGAGAAGGATGAAGAAATAAAAAAAAGATATGAAGAATATCTAAAGGAGAAAAAAAATGGACTACAAAACAGTAGAAGAAGATCTTCAGTACCTAGCAAAGACTGATGAAAGATATGCCGAACTGAAAGCTGGAGTAGAACATATGAAAAATATGTTGAAGTCTGTAAAGGGTTCGTTTGTAACTAATTCTAAAGAATCTGTATCTAAAGCTACCGAAGCTTTCTATGCAGGTAAAGATTATATTGATGTACGAGATCGAATGAAAACTGTATATCAAGAGTTCTTTACTTTAGAAACTAAACGTCAAACAGCTATATTAAGAATAGATGTTTGGAGAACACTTGAAGCAACAAGAAGGAAAGGAAATATACACTAATGAGTCGTAGAGGAAGAAAAAATTGGAAGCATTTAGCTGTAAATAAAAACATAGCGAAGATGTTAATACTTCATAGAGTTTGGAATGGTTTAAACCAAAAGAAACTCTCTGAAGATATAGGAACAACATTTCAACAATATCAAAAGGTAGAGAAATGCTACAATAGAATATTTGCTGAACAACTTGCTAATATTTGTAAAAATAGAGGATGGAATATCAGTCTATTTTTTAATAGTAATCCAGAGGATCTATTAGAAACTTGGAACAAAGCTGATATGAAAATAGATGACATTCATTGGGAGAAAGATTCTAACAATGATGGAATGACTAAATTAGTATCTAACAAATATGAAAAAATTAAAAAATTATTTAAGCATATAGATGAAGTCGCTGAAAGTAATTATTTTAAAACAGAAAGGAAAATTAATGTTTAATTGGGATATGTTATTTCAAAACAAAGAAAGAGAATCAAGAATCCATTATACTCAAAAGAATCTTCAAGAAAATATGCAGAAAACAATTAAGTTAATGAATAATATTACCGAAGGATTACAAAGATTAACTGAATCCTATAAGGAAGATAAAACAAGTAATATGCTTTATTTTACAGGAAATAATGAAGCTTTGGAGTCCATACGAAATCGTTTAGATAAATTGGAAATCAAAACGAAAGTCAAAAAATCTGAACCATTTTAAGAAATTCTACAAAGCAAGGAGGAACTCTAAATACTAGTTATGTGTTCCACACTCCCTTGTAGATAGGGGTAACACCGAGAGGAGTTGCCCCGATTTAACGTAGCCTTGTGTTTAAAATAAAATCTGCTACTAAATATGGTATGTCTGCTCGTTATGGTTTAGGAAGAATATTTCACCAACAATTAATTCCACAATTTGTAGAAGCTAGAAAGAAGCTTGGTATCAGCCAATTAGAAATGGATGAGATACTAGGAGTTGCAAAAGGTCTTGTATCCAAATGGGAAGTTGGTATAAGAAAGCCTAGTGGATTTCTGTTTTGTTGTTGGGCAGATTCATTAAAAATGAAACTAAAATTAGTACCGAAAAGGAGTGAAAATGGCAGTAAATCCTGATTTTAAAGGAGGAGTAACTGACGATCCGATTGTTAATAAGGTAGTTGACCTTATTATTAAACGACATATGCAAGGTATGGAAAAGTTTGGTGTTACAATGGAAAAAAATGCTAAACCTTTTGACCATTGGATTGACGAAACAATAGAAGAACTATTAGATGCGATACATTATTTAACAAAATCTAAAAGTATCGTTGATAATTTTAAACAAAAAGAAAAACAATTAGAATCAATGTTAGCACAGTTTAAAGATGAAACATTTAAAGCTGTAACTGAACAAACATTACCTCCAGGTACACAACCAGGTGGTGCTGATTGGGTTGAACCTACAGAAGGTGAATTAAATGATAAGAATAAAGAGGAGGAATCGACCTGATTTTTCAGCATACCACGTAAGGAAACAAGCGTGGCAAATGAAAATATTAAAGTTTTATGGACAAATTGAAGGAGATGATAAAGTCTATCAAGAATTTGCCACAAAACTATTTAATAATACTTTAGACAAAAAACAATTAGAACAAATAAATGAATTGATGGTCAAAAATGAAAAAATTAGGAAAGCTAAATTTAACAAAAAAAGAGCTGAATTTCTTGGTATTAAAGTTGGAAAAATTATTAATAGCACGAAAACTAAAAACTAAACCCAAACATTTTTATAAAATAGGAGGAACAATATGAAAATAGTAATGATAATTTTATCGTTAGTTATTTTGAGTGCTTGTTCAGTAGGTAAGAAATGTACTTATACTCAAGATGGAACAAAAATTTCATCGTGGGTTTGGTTCTATAAAGATAAGCCTATTGATCTAGACAAAATAAATTGTAATTAAGAAAGGCAATATGGAAGATAAAAAATCTTTAGCAGTATTTGAACTGAAATTTTATTATATTGATGATGCTGGGAATACCGATGGAAAACATTATACATATAAAGGAGATCATTCATCATTCTGTGATGGCATAGATGAAGATATGTTAGAAGAAGTTACATATCAAAAATAGAAAGGAATAAAATGACTGAAATGAAACAAGAAGTTAAGTTCGACCGAAGACAAGGAATCGGTGGTAGTGATGCTACACGATTATATGAAGGAGATTGGTATCAAGTATGGAGTGAGAAAGTTGGAGAAACTCCACCCGCAGATCTATCAGATGTTCTTCCAGTTCAAATGGGAGTACATACGGAATCATTTAATATAGATTGGTTTAAAAAACAAACTGGATATACAGTTAGTAGACAGCAAGATTTTTATCAAATGAAAAAGTATCCATATATTTATGCTCATTTAGATGGTGTTGTTGAAAACACAGATTGTGCTTTTGCAATATTAGAATGTAAACATACTAATGCATTTAGTAATGCAACAAAAGTTACTGATAAATATATGGCACAGATACAACATTACTTAATGGTTAGTGAATATAATAAAGCATATTTATCTGTATTCTTTGGTAATTTAAAATATGAAGTTATTGAAATAGAAGAAAGCAAAGATTTTCAAAAAAAATTGATAGCTGCTGAAGTTCTATTTTGGCACTATGTTAAAACTAAACAAGCCCCACCTGAAATGATCACTTGGGATACGTTCAAACCGATTGGACAAAAATTAGATGGACAAAACAAAGAACTCGTACCCCTACTATCCAGGATATAAAGATAAAGAAGGTGAAACTTCTGTTGAAGCTGCTGAATTAATAGCGGCAGGTAGTATAACTATTAGAGAGAAAGTCTTTAATGTTGTAAAACAGAAAGGTAATTTTGGTGCAACAGCTGATGAAATTGCAGAGTTATTAAACTTAAGTAGTTTCACAGTTAGACCAAGAGTAACAGAACTATATAAAATGAATAAGATTGAAAGAACTGAAAAAAGAAAGAATGCTAGTTCAAGAAATGCTTATGTTTATATAGTAAGTAAAGATCATATTAATCAACAATATATGGAGAAAGGAACATAATATGAAAGATGAAAATAAAAACACAATACTTTGGGATAAGTTTAAACATACTGATCCTAGTTATACCAAACCATTTCCAAAGTTTGGTAAGACTTTAACAACAATAGATCCAATGTATCAAGTTATGACAATGACTAGAGTGTTTGGCCCTGTTGGAAAAGGTTGGAGTTATGATGCAAAGTATCATTATACTGATGCAAATGTATTTGCAGAAGTTAAGATAGTATATTGCCTAGACGATATTTGGTATCGTTATGGCCCAATCAGTTCAGTTTGTGCTTTGTATAAAGCAAATTCAAAACTGGATGATGAAGCACCAAAGAAAGCATTAACTGATGCAATGACAAAAGGATTTAGTCATTTAGGCGTGAGTGCTGATGTATTTCTTGGTATGTTTGATAACAGTAAATATGTTTCAGCAATGAAAGAAAAGTTCAATGGTACAGCATCTGCTGAAGGTATCAAAGTTAAAGTAGTGAACTTAAGAAAAGATATCAAGATTAACAAAAGTAAATTGTTAAAAGATGTCAAAGAAGTCATAAATAATAAGGAGGATAAGAATGATAAATAAAGTAATCTTAATTGGAAGATTGGGAGCTGATCCAGAAATTGGAACAACTAGACAAGATTCCAAGTTTGCTAATTTATCTTTAGCTACGAACAAATCGTGGAAAGATAAAGAAGGCAAAAAAGCTGAAGTAACAACTTGGCATAAAGTCAAAGTGTTTGATCCTAGACTTGCAGAAAATATGGAAAAGTATGCAAAGACTGGTTCACAGCTTTATATAGAAGGTGAATTAGAAAATCGTTCATATAAAGATTCCAAAGGAGATCAAAGATATGTAACGGAAGTTCTAGTTCCTAGATTTTCTGGAGTTATCAGAATGGTTGGAAGTGCTAAACCGAAAACCACAACTGATACTAAAGAAGAAGAACCTTTTCAAAAACAATTCTAGAATTTGATAGTATCGGAATATAATATATTCTAGCATATGCAACCTGCGAAGTCCGATTAAATTTATTCCAGGTTAACCTGAATTTACAGGAGTAATGTATATTTAAGATCAAAGCTATTAGATAGGTTAATGTATGTCGCCTATATGGGTATAAGATCCCAAATAAGAATGTACACTAATTGTAAGAAAATTCGCTTAGGCGAATCTTTTACAACTTCGGAAGGCGTTCATATTAGTGGCTGGAAGTTTAAAGACTTGAGTACTAATAAACTATTGGCTTGATAGGGAACGCCTTCTTTAAAAAGTGCGTTTCACTTCTTATATATATAAGATTATTGTTACCGAATGGACTATGATCTGAAAAAGATATTAGATAATAGAAATCTAGATATCCATAAATGTATTAAATCTACTGATGACATTATGCAACAACTAGCTGCTGATGTATATGCAGGTACGCATATAGATCAATTGCAGGTAGCTCTCATATCATCTGTAATGAATGTGTCAGATCTCTATAGATGTAAGAAATTTTCAATACTTTTACTTAAATCTGCATTAGCTCAACTAGAGTCCGAAAGTTTTGTTGAATCAGGTCGTAAGCTCAATTAGAGCACTTTATAGAGCTATTCAAATCAATGGGTATCAATGTACCAACTACCAGCGATATTACTGTGTACGTGGCTCTATTGGCCTCTTAATAGCTAAATATTCATCGAAACAAGACTTTTCTAAAGAATCACAGAAATTTCTATGTTCTGCATTTATGATCCAACCACCTTCATTTGAAAAGTGTTCTTTACCGCATTGGTGACAGATACCGCACGTATAAACTGTGTTCTTTTTTCTGTTCATAACCAATGAATAATTTTAAAAAGTAAATATAAAGTAATAAAGACAAACATCATAAAGAGAAAAGCATCTTCAGGAAAATGTTTCATTTTTGAACTCATCTTTTCTATTACCTTTGTTCCATCTTTTATTCCATGCCCAAACATGAATTTGTGAACTAACTCTTTCTATAATTTCTAATAAGAAATCTTTTATTCTTTTCATTTAAAGACTAA